TCTACTAATTTAAATCCAGATGGAGTACTGGGGTCCATGGACGTTCCAGGCTTACAGAATGTATTACGAAAGGGCTGTCCTTTCATACTAGCAACATCATTGGGAGACATATCGTATGTTGGTCCAATTCGACTGGTTACCCCTTGATTCATGTATAAATAACTTAAGCATGGTTCAGATAAGGGTCCTGACTCTGAATTTTCTGCATCGCATGGACTGGTAATTGATTTTCCAGTAGCAAACATACTTGCATTATTCCATTCTTCAATTGATAATTGTTTTCCATTTGCATCTTTACCCGTCTGAGCACGTAACATAATAACGGATAATTCATCAATAATCTTGTCAATATCCTTTGGAGAACCATCGCCATTTTTCTGTATACCATTTGCTTTGACAGCATCATTTGGATATCCTGTTCCTTCTTCTGTTCCACCCATTTGCATCCATCGTGTCTGAAGGCATTCTAATAAATAATTTCCTGGTTTATTCTCTTTATTATAACAAGCGTCTGAATTGAGGAAGACTGCAGATTCAGCCTTTGTGATAACGGGGCCATTACTACATGTTCCTGCTTCGTAGTCTTGTGTATTAATGAAAGAAAATGGCATCAATGCTTGTAATACCATACTCGATAATATTGCATTTTTTTTCCATAGATCCTTTCCTCCTACCATACGAACACATCTAAATCCATTTACCATAATTGTTCCTGACATACGTGGCTTACTCATTGCCTGTGCGTCATTATAGGTTAAATTACTAATATCCAATTTAAATTTTCCCTTTATTGTAGTTCCTTCTATATATCCCGCAACCGAAATAGGGTCGATACTTTCTTTTTTTCTGCCAATACGAATATAAAATCGTGTTCCCTCCATATCACCTGGAAGGTGAAATGCGATGGGTACATTAGAGAGAGTAACCATTTTTGCATCATTCCACGAATCATGTACTGGAGTAACATTAATAGGGCTAATATTTGTATTATCGAATGTTTTAATCATAGCAAGGCCACTGCCTACAAGGTAGATAATTGAATCTATACGAGATGCGTCTGGAGCTACACGGGCAAAATCACGTGACGTATAGCACTGGGTACAATTGGGCGAATTAAAGGTTTGTTTGGCGGCGCAATCTACTTTCTCTTTGACTATGATACAATCATCCTTGGTTAAAGCAAATGTTCCTGGTTTTGCACTACCAATTGTTGGCTGATAAGTCATATAAGGATCTTGCCCTATATCACGTGCTTTCATAGCATCACGTTGCTGAGTTGATTTGTTATTCGAAGCAATATAGAGGCCACCAATGTGTTCTTTTCCATTGGAATCCGTTCCTGATATATCAAAGCTCATTCCACAATTGGATGCAAATGTATTATCATCAAATGCAGCACAGGAAACGGGTGCGGTTTCACATTTCTTTGCTGATTTAAATGTATCGGGAACATCATTGGGAATATCATAGGATTGTTTGGTATTCATTTTATAGGTGGTGGAAGTGGGCTCTAAATCAATGCTATTGAGGGCAGACTTGACGGCTGTAGAATTATTGACTGTAAGGGGAACAGCAGAATTGACTAAATTGAGCATATTTGCAAATGGATTATATTTGGATTTTGAACTTTCGACAAATTGCGCATGAGGGCCGGCCGGAAAATCATTGAATGACTCTTTCAAATAGAAATGTTCATAATAAATCATTCCAAAAATGAGAATAATAATTAAAAATAAAATAATGTCGTGAAACATTATATTCTATTGGGAACATAGATTATATCTATCTTATCAAATACACTATGATAAAATAGAAATAAGGCATAAATAGTAGGTAGGTAGGATTAATAGTTGTTATCGGGGCGAATTTGTGGAAGAGAATCCATTTCACGAGTGATAATACGAAAGACAAGATTGAGCTGTTTATTAAGATTAATCAAACGAATAGGGGACTGTAGGGTAGGTCCATATGTATTAAGAGTATTACCAAAATCAGTTCCAAATGACTGTAGGTAAGTTGTTCCTGTAGTAGGGTTTTGATAGAGACCCTGAATAACAATGAAATTAGCATATCCAACAGAATTAATACCATCGACAAGAACAGTTGGTGCAGTAGGGACTGTATAGGCAGTATTAATAACAATATGGCCTTCTACACGATTAATCCAATTACAGAACGCACGTAGACTCTGACCATAGACTGGATCATTCAGAGATGCATCGGAATAGGTATAACCTGCGATTTGAATACGATCACCCGCACACAATTCGAATCTGCTAAAATAGGAGGATGTATTAATGAAAAAATTAGCAGGAGCAGTTGTAATGGCACTGCTTGCGCCAAGAAGGGAATAATCTGATGTTGTAGTTACAACATCAAAGGGGAAAGTAGTTGCACCAGAAGGAACCACTTCATCAGCAATAATACCGCCAATATCAAAAGTATCAGATGAATGGCTGAGAAGTTCCCCGTTAGGGCGGCGGAATTCAATTGTCATTTTCTGTAGAGTGGAGAGTGGTGTGGGGTAGTATTCTTTTTGGCATTTCAGAAATTTAGGAATCATTGCCAAATAACCGCGACCACATGATTGCTGTGCGGCATCAGAAAGCCATTGTGCGTCATATTGAAGTACACCAAAACTACGATCCAGTGAATTATCTGTTCCATAATTATTATTCTCTAATTCGGCAACACGAAGACTAACATAGGGCAAATTAAGAATATTGTCCTGAAAGTCGGTTGTATAGATAGGTACACCTGTATCAGATGCATTAACAATCACATCCAAATTTTCACCAGGCATAATGGCCTTAATCAATTCAATTCGCACAATATTTTTGAATTTTTGTTGGGCGGCAAGTCCGAGAGCGAATTTATCTTTGAATCCATTTGTATCAAATTGAACTGTAAAATGATAACGATTTTCCTTGCTATTAAGAAGCCAATCACGGTCTGCTGAATAGATAAAGAGGTTGTTTTCAATTTCACGATAGCTAATAATACTATCTTCGCGAATAATATTATTTTGCTGTAAATGATTGATAGTGGGAGAAGCAAGAAGAGGAGCGATGATGGTAGGATTTGCATTGGCTTGTCCAAGGCCTCGCGGATCAGGTGATTGTGTCATGGTATCAAATGAACCGATGGGAGCAAGCATCAATTCGCGACGGTCAGGCATAATAACAAGAGATTGATTCGAAACAGAGGGGCGCTGCGAGGTAGTTTGACGCTGTACCAATGCAAATTCATTATCACGATTTTGCCCATCTTGTTGAGAACGAAACGACTGATCGGCTTGAATACGACGCTGTAGACCTGCATCTGCCTTCATGAGGTCGGACTGTTGCGTGGAGCGGAGAAGTTCCATTTCACGTTGTTTCTTAGCACGTTCAAAGATTTCAGCAGCAGGTGGACCATCTTCCGTAAGAGAGATACGAAAATCGGGAAGAGTAGAAGGTAGTGCTTTCACTTCATTTCGTTCTTGGGTGAGTTTTTCAAATCGTTGTGATGTCTCTTGAAAGAGGGAATCATTGAGAACTTGTTTGACAGGATTGACATTTTTTGTCATTTCTTTGCGCTGAAGATATTGTGCAAAATCCTTTGCACTGGCACTAAGAGTCTCCTTATTTAAGGTAGAAATAGGTTTATCTCCATGTTTTTCGTAAACTTGATGAAGGTAATGATCCACGGTTTTAGCAAGACGTTGAAGTTGTACTTCGGATAACTTCTCCCCTCGTTCTTGAAAATCTTGTACAAGAACGGTTTGAAGTGTCTGATAATTCTTAGCACTAAATAGAGCCTCTTGTATAGAGGCAGCGCCTTGTTCTGTTGCCGGACGATACATTACTATCTTTATGTGCTATAAATCTTTTATATGCTTTTTAGTCCATCAAAATGAAGAGAAATGATTTCCCCAAATTATTTGGAAAAAAGAATTTTGCGAAGTTGTAGCATAAAATCATCTGATACAGAATCTTTACAGAACTGTTTAAATGGAATACCGTGAATCATACAAATAATAAAATACATACTAAACATGCCACATTCTGAATTACCATATTGAAATCGACGGGCATTTCGACCCAAATGGCATTGTTTGATTTGTAGTTTGAAGGATCGCATTAGTCGAGCAATAAGAGGCGGCGTGTCATATCCATAAGAATCAAAATAGCTAACGAATGGTTTATTGATATTAACAATATTAATATAGAGAGCGACCCAATGGCTTCCTCCCTTATAATGGGGGTCTAAATTGAAAATCATACCAATACCTCGTTTTCCTTTATGGTATTCATTGATAAGATTCAAATCGCATAGTTCTTTGTGTAAGCATTTTTTCTCGCCAGAGGGTTGGTAGGGATTTGGAGCAGAAAAATCAATAGGAAATACGCCAAGAAAGGTAAAAGATGGAATCGCTTCTTCATATTGTTTCATGACGTGCATAATATTATAATTGTCGAGCCACATATCGGGATCGGCATCCCATCCTTTGGGGCGGCGAGGGCGAAGATATTGCCGCCGCAGTGTTTTCTTAATTGATTCATCCAGTGGTGCTTTATCTAATAAACAATGCTCTTCCCCTTCATTGCACCCTAACGATTGAAATAATGCTTGTTTGGAGAGACGGGATTTAGAAATGTTATGATATACACTGTCAGGTAAACATTGTGATTTTTGTGTCCCTTTTGCAGATTTTGAGCCTTTCGTCATAGGATGACACCTGGAGATATCATGTAATGCAAGTTTTCTTTTTCGGGTACTACCCATTTCCGATACTATGTACTACGGAGATAATAAATAAGATGAATAACATAGTAGTAATGACTGAAGTAGTTCCCGATTTTTCCATGTCTAATTTTATTTTGATGATTGGTCGCCAACTATTATTTTTGTCCATGATATTATTGGTTGTATTTTTTGGAACAGAACCCATTTCTTTTCCACTGGCACCATTTTTAGATAAAATGTCATTTCCATCCACAAGTAAAATTTCATAAATAATAAAACAAGAGCAAAGATAGAATGTCGGCAGCACCAGTAACAAATGCATCTGCAGGACAGAGTTCAATGAGTACCGCAGCGCTTGGCTTAAGTACAATTGGTATTTTAGGATGTGGTATTACGGCAATTGTACTATTTATTAGTGCATGTACACAAACATCCGCATTTATTGGGGATACGGCAACATGGAGAGCAATTAAGCCCCAAATTTCACGAATTTGGTGGCAGACATCAATTGGGGCAATTCTTCTATTTATTGGAATGTTTATTTATGCCATTCAATACTCCAAAGCGTCTGCTATGTTTTCTCTTATGATTGCATGTCTTTCACTTGGATTATCATTTGCAGCTATTTCTATGTCAGCTATTTCTACATCGGGTGGAGGAACAGGATCTACAGCTTAATGAGGTGCATGTTCGATATGCCATATAGAAGGGATAGAATGTTGTAGACGTAGTCGCAATCCATATTTATTAATAAATTGGGTGACTCCCTGAAAACGAATGACACATCGAATGATATCGCCAGGAACAAGATCTGATACTTTTGAATGAGTTCCATTTGGCATTTTCACAATAAGAGAAGGATAAATATATAATGATAATACTGAATCTTCTAATAGACAATGAAAAAGCTGTTTAATGTATTCTTGTGAGTCATATACGTGGTGAAGGAAACTCTGTTGATGTACATAAAATGTACTTATCAGATATTCATGTAATGTATTTATTTTTACCTGAAAAGTAAAGTGTTGAGAGACATCGAGTCGAAGACGAGAATGTTCAGGTTGATAATCAATAACAGTAAGTGGTGGAGTGAGAATACATACATCTTGAAAATCAATTGAATTATCTTTATAAGTTAGCCGCGCGATAGATTTACCATATTTATCTTGACTGAATGGTGTGACATGAATGTTTCCAACTTCAAATGCTTGATGGGGAATCGTTAGAATCATTGAACTGTAGATGGTATAGACGTCGTATATTTAAATTGGCATTTATTTTAATTTATTTTAATTTATATATTGCAATTAATAACCATAGGAAGAAGCCTAAAAGTATAATGGAGTGGTAATAGTAATGATGGAGCCGTGCAGTTATGCCTGGCGTGGATGGCGTGGATGTGGAAAACGAACACAACTTCAAGAATTTCTTAAAATTCAGTCAGAACGTATTGGACTTCCATTTGAAATTAAAAAAAGTGTATGGTTTCTGAATAAACAATCGACAAATGCGGATCCCGATGAAGATGACGATGACGCGACAGGAAAGTCTATTCCATATGAAGAATCACAGCTCCATTTGGGGTTTGATGTGGCGCGAATGTCCATGTCTGATAAGGTATTTC